GTATCGGTAACTGTTAATGAAGAAATATTAATGGATTGTGATATACCGATAATTAAATCTACAGCCACAATTTCTGATGGCGAAAATCAAATAACAGCAACGGCTGTGGTAGGTGTAGACCTGGGAGCAAAAGGAATGCAAATGCCACAAAAATTTGGAGCGGCTTCATCTTATGGGAAGAAGTATGCTTTAGGTAATCTATTCTTGATTGATGATACTCAAGATGCAGATGCTAATAATGATCATGGTAAATCTAAAGCTGTAGATAAAATTAAACAAGCTGCTAAACCAGCTATAACAAAAGATCAAATGGAATCTGCTATGAGCTATGTAAGATCTGGCGGTAGTATTGATGCTATTGAATCTAAATATAAACTAACAAATGAACAAAGAACAAATCTTACAAAAGCTAAAAAATGATAAAGACTATTATGGAGATTTTGGTAATCAATTTCTATCTAATTCACATGTAGGTAAATTATTAAAAGATCCATTAAATGTTTTTAAACAATCAAAGCCTTCACCGGCTTTTCTAGTAGGTGGATATTTTCACACGTGTATACTTGAACCAGATAAACTGGAGAAGTTCACAGTAATACCTTCAGCTACTAGAAATACTAAGCAGTATAAAGATATGTCTGGTGGAGAGCTTTGTTTGCTTCAACACGAAGTAGATACAATCGAATTAATGAGAGATAAAGTTATGGCTAATGATATTTGTGCTGATCTTATCATGGGTACAAATGGTAAATTAAATGATTTTGAAGTACCTATGATTACAGAATTATTTGGCAATCAATGGAAAGGCAAAGCTGATATTGTTAATCATAGCGAGAAATTAGTAATAGATTTAAAAACAACTAGCGATATAGATAAATTTAAATGGTCAGCTAGTAAATTTAATTATGATTCACAAGCTTATATCTATAGTAAGTTATTTGGATACGAGATGTTATTCATAGTTATTGACAAGACGACGCACCAAATAGGTATGTTTGATTGTTCTCCTCAATTTTATGAAAAAGGAGAAGATAAAATACGTAGAGCAGCGGAAGCTTATGACCTGTTCTATAAAACTAAGGATTTTGATCCTAAACAGTATTTCATAAGTAAAACACTTTAATTAAATATTATGGCAAGAAAAAAAGTATGTGATGTTACTGGTGTTAAAACAAGTATAAGCAATTTCTATAAGAACCAAAGCCATTTAAAGGCTGTTGATAACATTAGAAGAAATACTAGTGTAACTAAAGAACAATTAACTAGAATGTTTAACCAAATAAATAATTATTAATGGCAAGTATTATTAAAACAAGTATTAACTTGAACAATATACCTAAAGAGAAAATCTTTGTAGGTAAGAAAGGTAAGTATTTACCTATTACAATTACATTAAATGATGACTTAGATCAATTCGGTAATCAAGGACCTGTAGTTGTAGAACAAACTAAGGAAGAAAGGGATGCTAAAGCAGAAAAAACTTACCTTGGTAATGTAAAGGTAGTTTGGACTAACGGTACTAATGTAGACGTTGCTCCAAGAGATAACCAATCAGCACCAGCACCTGCTCCTGCTGCGGCTGAAGAAGATCTACCATTTTAATGAGTGTAGAAGAGATCAATGGATTCTTGATTGACAATTTCAATCAATATAGCCTAAAAGAAGGTGCTACGCAGGGGATTTGTCCCCTGTGTTCATCTGATAGGAAACCTAAGAATCAAAAAGCACAATGTGCTTCTTATGATTGGGAACGTGGTCTTGGTACCTGTCACAACTGTAATACTACTTTTCAACTACACACGTATCAACGTAAAGGTGCTAGCGAAAGGGTTTATATAAGACCTGAAACACCAGAGCAATTTAAAGATGTTAGTACAAATGTGGAAACGTGGTTTGGAACAAGAGGTATATCAAAACAAACTTTAAAAGAACTTAGAGTTATTGAAGGTCTAGAGTTTATGCCTCAGACAGGAAAGAAGGAAAATACTATTCAATTTAATTATTTTATGGGTGATCAACTTATAAATATTAAATACAGAGATGGTAGAAAAAACTTCAAGCTTTATAAAGGCGCTGAAAAAGTATTTTATAATATTAACAGTATCGTAGGATATGACACTTGCGTGATAACTGAAGGTGAAATGGATGTGTTAGCATTACATGAAGCCGGTATTCCAAATGCTATTTCAGTTCCTAATGGAGCCACATTAAACAATAATAATTTAGATTACTTAGATAATTGTATTGATTATTTTGATGACAAGACTAGAGTAATATTAGCAGTAGACCAAGATGAACCTGGTCAAATGTTACAAAAGGAATTAGTAAGAAGACTTGGAGCAGAAGTTTGTTATCTTGTTGATTTTCACGGAGAAAAAGATGCTAATGATTACTTATTAAAACATGGTGCAGACTCGTTAAAGAATGTTATACATAGCGCGAGACCTGTACCATTAGAAAATGTATCAACATTAAAAGATATAGAAGATGAACTTAAAGACTTTGTTAAAAATGGTTTTAAGCCTGGGTTCCAGGTCGGACTCAAAAATTTTGACAATATTTTCAGTACTTATACTGGGCAGTTCATTACTGTCACTGGTATACCTAGTAGTGGTAAGTCTGATTTTGTTGATCAAATGGTTGTAGGATATAATAAAAATTATGGTTGGAAAACGGCATTTGCTAGTCCAGAAAATGCTCCAACATATTTACATGCTCATAAATTAATGAGGAAAACTTGGCAAGACATGCCGTCAGCTGGAGATATAGGTGGTAGTAAATGGAACGAGGTAGCCGACCATGTTAATGATAATTATTTCTTTATTGATATGGATAAATATAGTTTAGAATCTGTATTACGTAAAGGTGCTGAACTTGTGAAACGCAAAGGTATTAAATGTCTTGTTATAGATCCATTTAATAAGATTAGAGACACAAACGCAGTGTCAGATGATGTAAACCGTTACACGATGGATTATCTAGCTAAGATTGAGACTTTTTGTAAGAAATATGATGTGTTAGTTTTTATCGTAGCACATCCAACTAAAATGTATAAAGGAAATGATGGAAAAATCGAAGAGCCAACAATGTACAACATCAAAGGAGGAGGTGAGTGGTATGACGCGAGTTATCATGGACTCTTGGTCCATAGGGACTACGAAGCCAAAACGACTAAAGTTAAAGTACTTAAAGTTAAGTTCCAAAACCTTGGTGAGAATGGTGCTGAGTCTCATTTTACTTGGGAGCCTAAGTCTGGTAGTTTTATACCTGAGCAAGTAATTGAAGTCGAAGATATGCCTTGGGAATAATACAAATTAAATACAAATAAAATAAGATAATAATAATGGCTTGGAAAAGATGGGATAAATCACCAAGAAAAAGTAATCCAAAAAGATCATGGAGTACTGAAGAAATGAAAATGATTGGATTTGTTATAAGTAAAGGAATTAAAATAGGTATTAGTCCTGACTTTAAACATAATTTACATTATTGGCAAATAGATATAAAAATTGGTAACGGTAAAGTACATACCGATCCTAATAGATATAGTGATGAAGATGTACATGATAATGTAATTAAATATTATAAATACTATTATGAAAAATATAGAGACTGAATTTTATAATGCTAATGAAGCATTTGAATACTTTTATAAACGAATAAGTAAACACGGTAGAAAATTTGCTGATACAAGAGCTTTATTTAATATAGGGTTTACATTACATAAACCAAAGTTTAATACTATTATAGATAGTAAACGTAAGTGGAGCCACGCGTACGCTGAAGCTGAGTGGGAATGGTATTTATCTGGTGATAAAAGCATATCTAAGTTAGGCTATATATATGGTAAAATTCCTGAAATATGGAAACGCATGGCAGATGAAAAAGGTAATGTTAACTCTAATTATGGTTATCAATGGAAACGTAACAATCAATTAGATTATGTTATTGATAAACTTAAGAAACACAAACATACTAGACACGCCGCAATATCAATATACGACGGTAAAGAACATGATCAATTTGCTACGGATACACCATGTACTTACGCTGTTCAATTCACAAATGTAGAGAATAGATTAAATATGTGTGTGACAATGAGAAGTAATGATTTGTGGTATGGTTTTTGTAACGATCAGTATTGTTTTTCTAAATTACAAGAGTTAGTATGCAAAGAAACAAAGTTAGATATGGGTACATATTTTCACTTTGCACATAACTTACATATTTATTCAGATAAATTAGGATTATGACATATTACTTATACCACATACCAGGAAAGAAAATCGGGGTAACTCGCGATTTAAAAGAAAGAGTTGAACGTCAACAGGGTTATGAACCAGGTGAGTATGGAGTATTAACTCAAACAGATGATATTGATTTAATATCAAGACTTGAATTAAAACTACAGGAAGCTTATGGTTATAGAGTTGATGAAATACCTTATAATAAACTTAAATTTAATAATAATAATATGAATATAAATATAACAGAAATGACGACAACGTTTCCTTGTCCAGTCAACAAACTAAAAGGACAACTTATGGATAACAAAGGAATGTCTTGGGAAACAGAGCATGGAAATTGTGTTATAACAGATAAATCTATTGAATGGATAATGGATAACGTTAAAACATCTCAATATACTCAAGATAGGTGTTATATATACAACAAAGCTTTTGCTAGATATTTTGATAATAACAATGCTTATAGTAACATGTTTGATAATGCTAAACAAATGAATGAAGTTGAGCAAAAACGTAATGGAACTTTAACAGGCGCTTTATCACCAACAGGTATTAGACAAAAGAAGTGTAAGCCAGAATGTAATGATCGTTTTGATTTAATTAGAGAATGGGCTAGATCAAGAGGTTTGTATGATAAAGGTGATCCTAAAACTCAAACACTTAAACTAATGGAAGAGGCTGGTGAAATATGTAGGGCTGTATTAAAAGATGATAGAGAACAAATCATTGATGGTATTGGTGATTGCATAGTTGTATTAACAAATTTAGCTGAGTTAGTTGGTTACCCAATAGAAAAATGTATTGATGCAGCTTACGATGAGATTAAAAATAGAACAGGTAAAATGGATAACGGAACATTTAAAAAAGATTAATTATGTCAAGTAGAGAAATACATGATGCCAAAAATGGTATCGAATCAAGAAAGGAATATGCATTCAGAGACCCAGTAGTTAGACACGTTTGTGACAAATTTGTAAAACGTTCTGATGTTGGATATGCTAAATACGAATCAACATTAGACGATGAGCGTAGGCTTAAAATGAAAGGTCTTCAAAAATATCTTAATGATATTCAAGAGGAATTAATGGATGCAATTTTATATATACAAGCAGCACGTGAAGAGCTTCACGATTTATCTGAAGAAGCTATGATTGAAAAATTTCAACGTGATGAAGAAGAAATATAAAAGAAAAAAAGGTCCTGTCAGAAGTAAAAAAGTTACTTTTGATGGGATTCAGTTCGCATCAGGTTTAGAGAAATATATGTATATAGCTTTAAAGAAAGCTAAAATAAAAGCTTTATATGAAGGGGCTACATTTGTACTACAAGAAGACTTTATGTTCAATATAGATTCTTACGAGCGGCAGTCTAATGGAAAGGGTGATATGGTTAATAGAGGACAAAAAAAGATACAAAATATTAAATATACACCTGATTTTGTAAGTGATTCATTTATAATAGAATGTAAAGGTAGAGCAAATGAAAGTTTTCCAATTCGTTGGAAAATGTTTAAAAAATATGTAAAAGAACATTTAAAACATGTGACTCTATATAAGCCTCAGAACCAAAAAGAATGCGATCAAGTAATTGAATTAATAACTAATAAAATTAAATAATATGAAAGATTGGGAATTCAGTGTAGGGTTCTACCCGGGGATACTATTCGGATTTAGAACTTACACAGAGGTTAATAAAAGAAACCATGTAATCTATTTACCGTTTGTAGATTTTTGTATAACCTTAAAATAGAATATATGAGTTTAAATAATAAAATACTATCTGATATAACAGTGCATATGAAGTATGCTAAATATATCCCAGAACTTCAAAGAAGAGAAAGTTGGGAAGAATTAGTTACTCGTAATAAAGAAATGCACAAGCGTAGATACCCTGAATTAATAGATGATATAGAAACATTCTATAGATATGTTTATAAGAAAAAAGTTTTACCATCTATGAGAAGTTTACAATTCGGAGGTAAACCAATTGAAATTTCACCTAATAGACTTTATAACTGCGCTTTTTTACCTATTGACCATATTGATGCTTTTTCTGAAGTAATGTTTTTATTACTATCAGGATGTGGAGTTGGATATTCTGTACAACAACATAATATTAAAAAGCTACCTGAAGTTATAAAGCCTCATAGCAAAAGAACAAGAAGGTTCGTAATAGGAGATTCAATAGAAGGTTGGTCAGATGCAATAAAAGTTTTAATCAAGTCTTATTTGGGCTCTAAGAGATCATCTAAGATAAAATTTGATTATTCTGATATTAGGCCTAAGGGAGCACGTCTCGTGACCTCTGGGGGAAAAGCACCTGGACCACAACCATTAAAAGAGTGTATTGTAAAAATTAAAGGAATATTAGAAAGTAAAGAAGATGGAACAATTTTATCGAGCGTTGAAGTGCATGATATTATCTGCCATATTGCAGATGCCGTCCTCGCTGGAGGTATACGTAGGGCAGCTCTTATATCATTATTTTCCGCGTATGATGAAGAAATGATATCTTGTAAATCTGGCTCTTGGTGGGAAACAAACCCACAAAGAGGTAGAGCAAATAATTCAGCGGTTTTAATGAGACATAAAGTCACTAAAGATTTTTTTATGGATCTATGGAAACGTATAGAATTATCTGGATCTGGTGAGCCAGGAATATATTTAAATAACGATAAAGATTGGGGGACTAATCCCTGTTGTGAAATAGCATTACGTCCGTTTCAATTTTGTAACCTATGTGAAGTAAATGTTTCAGACGTAGAAACTCAAGATGAATTAAACAATAGAGTGACTGCGGCTGCTTTTATAGGAACATTACAAGCTGGTTACACTGACTTTCATTATTTAAGAGAAATTTGGCAAGAGACCACTGAAAAAGATGCTCTTATAGGAGTGTCAATGACAGGAATAGCCTCTGGTAAAGTTCTTGAATTAAATATGGAAGAAGCTGCTAAGCATGTTAAAATTACTAATGCAACCGTGTCTAAATCTATAGGTATTAATAAAGCTGCTAGATGTACAACTGTAAAACCAGCAGGAACAACATCTCTAGTTTTAGGCACTTCATCGGGTATACATGCTTGGCACAATAAATACTATATACGTAGAATACGTGTGGGTAAAAATGAAGCAATTTATAGTTATCTTACTATTCATCATCCAGAATTGTTAGAAGATGATTTCTTTAGACCACACGACACTGCAATTATTAGTATCCCACAAGCTTCACCAAAAGGTTCTATAGTTAGAACAGAATCTGCTTTTGATCTTTTAGAAAGAGTTAAAAAAGTAGCTAAAGAATGGGTTAAAGAAGGTCACAGAGTTGGATCTAATACTCATAATGTTTCTGCTACAATATCTTTAAAAGATAATGATTGGGAAAAAGCTGGTGAATGGATGTGGGAAAACAGAGATCATTATAACGGTTTATCCGTTTTACCGTATGATGGTGGTACTTATGTACAGGCTCCTTTCGAGGACATAATAAAACGGAAATATGAAGAAATGACTAAAACTTTGCAAGAAGTTGATTTATCAAAAATAATAGAAACAGAGGATAATACTGATTTATCTGGTGAATTAGCTTGCGCGGGTGGAAGTTGTGAAGTAACTTAATTATTAATTAAAACAAAAATTATGAAAAAAATGTTTTTAACAATGGCATTAGCTTTCGCTACAATGTTTGCTTCTGCTCAATTTATGGTTGTAACAACTATAGATCAACCAGAAGAAGATGCTAAATGGGAAATGTCGAGTATAACAGATAACATGGGAGTTGGTTATATGTTTAATGATAAAATGACTGTTGGTATTGTAAAAAGTGGCGAAGAATATGATATGTGGGGTAGATACTATTTTAGTGGATGCTACGCAATCGTACAAATGCCTATGGAAGAAATAGCCGATAACATGATGTTTGGTGTTGGTTATTCTTTAAAAGTTTGGAACGAGTTATATGTCGAGCCAAGTTACATGATGTCTATGGAAGAAGATTCTGAAGGCAAATTTAAGATAGGTTTATCTTATAAATTTTAAATTAATGTTTAACGAAAAATTTTAGAATGTTAGAAAAATTAAAAGAAAATAAAAAAATAGTTATTATTGTGCTTTTTATTATTGGCGCTGCATTAGCTTGGTGGCAATCTCGGGACGTAGAAGAAGTTACAACTGACGAACCAAAAGTAGAAGAAACAATTAAAGAATAAAATATGAATATGGAAAATAATATAATTAAATTATATCAAAAAATGGGTGAGGAATTTGAAAGAGCTGTACCAGATACTGAAAAATTCGTGGAAGGTAACAACTCAGCGGGGACAAGAGTTAGAAAGTCTATGCAAGTTATAAAATCTTTAGCCCAGGAAATTAGAGTTGAAATTCAAAAACAGAAAAATTCTGTTTTAGTTTAACAATAGTTAATTAAATAAAAAAGGGATAGCCAATTATGGTTATCCCTTTTATTTTGTGTTAAATATTCTTATTCAAAGAATACCATATACTCAATAATTGTTTCAGTAGAATCACTCATAGTCATTGTAATGTCTTCTCCAGAGTTTGCGTCCCATGGAATTAACATCCAATCACCCCCATATAGTCTACCTATATAAATTGGTGTTCCACTTGAATCTCCAATACCTACTAAGCCATACTTGTCTGTAGCGGTACTAGTGTTTTTGATGTATACTTTAGCTGATTTAGCAGCTGTAACGTCAGTGTTTGCCACTGTAATTAAATCTGCTAAAGAATTGCTAGCTATTTTCTTTCTAGCTAATCCAGTTGTTTCTGTAATACCAGTTTCAGTTCCTGCTGTAGTAAGCGTCATCGTATTAGAAATAGATAATGCGTTATCAGCTATGTCTGTACTAGTTAATGTTATTTGTGCTGTTGTTGTCGCCATTTTTATTTATTTTTTATATTAATACTATGATGCTACTAGTGTTTTCCCTTCGTGAATTAAAGCGAATTCAACTACTTGAGCAGCTGAAATAGCTTCTATACCTACGTCTTGTGTAGCTGCAGCCGCCTCTAAAGGAAAGAAAGCCCAATCACCAGCATATAATCTACCAATACATAAAGACGCTATATAAATGTCAACGTATTTTGTAGCATCAGTATGTTTATTTGCTATATAAACTTTGTTAGCTTTATTTGCCCCTGCGGAAGTAGCGTCTAATAAATCATAAACGTCACCAGTTGGAACTTCTAATCTTTCGTATTGGATACTATCCAATCCTGTTGTTGTACCTGCCTTGTACAACGTTTGTGTAGCCGACAGCGATAATGAATCTGTCAGCAGGTCAGTACTTGTTAGCGTTAAAGTCGCTGTCGTTGTTGCCATAATTTTCTTTTTTAATTAATTAATTGTTTATTTATGTATATACTTAGTTTTACCATTTACTTTTTTAGCAATGGTTAATTTTTTTCTATTAGGTCTATGTGATACCCAGCTAATGTGTAACCAGTTAGGATTCTTATCGTCACCAAACTCCCAAATCATTTGATCAAAGTCTAAATTGTCTTTTATATAACGATACATTTCTGCATTCGTTTTATATTTAAACGTATCGTCTATATCTATAGCTTGGCCTTTCATATGTTGAGATCTTTTACTTCCACCTATAGCCGTGTTGACTGGTTCACCTCTAAAAAAACTATTTATTTTTATTGGTCCACCAACCCATTCTCTTAGTGGTTCAAATAAATTTTCAGCAACCTCTCTCATACATTTTAGTTGCTCTTCGTTAGGAGTGTTATCTAAATTTTTTCTTTCACCTGTTCTACTGTATGTAGCCTCGTGCCAGCTAATATGCTTACTAATTTTTTTCATATTTTATTTACTTTCTCCACAGATCTCCAAAAAGGAAATTATCTAATAAGGCGTTTCCAAGGCTTTTACCTTCCATTACATCCTTAACCGTGAGCCCAGCACCAACCCAAGGTAGTCTTTTTGCTCCAAATTTCAAAACATTTTTAAGTCCTCTTCCTGCTTTATTTCCTACTCCTCTTGTTTGAGAAACCGATTTACCTTTTTCTAAATTTCTTCTAGCCTCGTTTACAATATCTTTTGTGGTTGCTGCATATGTCGCTGATTTGTCTTTACTTGGATCACCTGTTCTTTCTTCTTTTGAACTTACTGCTTGTCTATTTTTTCTTTCTTGTTCTCTTTCTTTTATCTGTTCTTTAGTAAGCCATGATATACTACCATCTGGATTTTGATATTTGAACATTGTTGGATTTTGAGGTATAGTATCCATATCAGTTCCACCCAGAGGTTGTTGTACCCCCTGTTTAAAAGCGGAAGACGTATTTGTATATTGCTTTAATGTTGATTTTGTTTGGTGTTGGGGAAAGCCCCTCATCTTAAATGCCATAATTTTTGTTTTTACATTTCTAATCCTAAATTACAAATCATAAATCTAAAACGTTTAGCCTTGCAATTTTCATCACAAAATAAACACGCTTTTATTTCTAAAACTGTAAAAGTTCCAATTCGTAATTCTAATTTATATTTTTCTTTTTTGTTTGTGGTATTAAAACCATTTATCCAATTTATCATAATTTTCTTTTTTTAAATTTTATTCTGGTAAACTCCATTTTCCTGAAAAATCACCTTTCTTTTTATCTTCTTCAGAAAGAGGATAAGTAGGAATATCTTTTTGGGGATATTTTCTTTCATCTGACCAACCTTCCCAACCTATTGGTTTTGTTTTTCTCCATTGAGCAGTGCCTCCATATTCTCCTTTATCTGTATATACATCTTCACTGTGTACACCTTCTCCAGTTTTTGGATCATAATTAGGATTTGGTTCATAACCATATTTTCCTCCAGAATGCTCCTGGCCACTTTTATACATTTGACGTAAAGAAGCAATTATTCCTGCTCCAGGAAGTACCTTTTTTACAATTTCTCCTCCTGTTTTCCCTAAAACTTGTCCAGCTAGATTTTTAACACCTGATTTTAACGCTTCTTTTTTAACTGTATCAACAACAAAATCACTCGCTGATTGTTGGAGTGGTGTTTTATTTTTAGCTTTCCAATAAGCCATGTTTTTAATTTTCATAATTTATCTTTTTCCCCCGTGATATTCTACTGCATGACTCTCACTAATTAATAATTCATTTAAACTTCTTAAAGTTAAACATTCTTTACCATCAACTCTATCTAAAAATATTTCTCCTAAACATCTTCCAAACTTACCTATACCATGTGATTTTAATGTTATATTATCACAACCATCTAACAAAGCTTTAACCCTGTCTTTAGCAGCTAATCCTTTAGCTTTTTCTTCTAAATCTCTAGTTCTAGATTCTGGAGCATTTATCCCCATAAACCTAATTCTTTTTTTCACTTTAATATCAAAACCTAAATCTATATCAGCATCAATAGTGT